TTTGCCATACTAGATCATAAACTTGATGAACAAAAAAATAAGATTGCAAGTGAATCATTTGATTATGAGTTAGAAGAATTAGAAGAAGCCACCACTACAAACATTGTTAGATCAGGTAGAATACAAAAGATTCGCCGTCGCATTCGCCGCAATAAAAAAGGTAGAATAGTATTACAAAAAAATGTTCGTAGATCAGGTGTAAAGGGTTATAAGATTTCTGGTAACACAGTTAAAAGAATTCCAGCTTCAACAAGAATTCACAAAGCCAGAATGTTAAAAAGATATTGGAAAACAAAAGGTCGTGCTAAACTAAGACGTACTTTGATAAAAAGAAAGATGTCGATACGCAGACGCAAATCAATGGGGATAAGATAAAATGCCATTAGAAATTACAAACTCGTTAAGAGGAGCATCATTAGTTAGAGCTACCGGACCAGGTACCTATACTATTGCGCTTACGGATTTAAGAAAAAATCCGACAACAGAAACAGTCACAGAAGCTAATATTCGTAGAATGATGTGGTCTACTAACGGTAATATTTCTATCGTTCGTAACAGTATAGAAATGGCTACTGTTCATACTGCAGGTGAAATGCGTTTTGATGACTATGCTTATTCTCTTGCAAACAATAACACACAAAGTATTGTAATTACGATTGCAACAGGTGGTACAATTGTTATGGAACTATCTAAAACAGCAACATACAATGTTGATCCAACAACAGGAGTAGCACTATAATGAAATTAATTACCGAAATGTTTGATGACGTAAAATATCTTACGGAAAAAACAGAAAATGGAAAAAAGAATTTATACATCGAAGGAACATTTCTTGTTGGCGATGCAATAAACAAGAACAATCGTATGTACAAAATGGATACTTTGCGTAATGAAGTTGATCGTTACACCGAAGAATTCATTAAAACTAATCGTGCGTTGGGAGAGTTAGGTCATCCTGATACTCCAACATTAAACCTAGAAAGAGTTTCACATAAGATTATAAGTCTTAAAGAAGATGGCAATACTTTCTACGGCAAAGCCTTGATTTTAGAAACCCCGTATGGTCAGATCGTTAAAAACTTTATTGACAATGACATTCAAGTTGGTGTTTCATCAAGAGCCATGGGTTCAGTTACAATGACCAGAGAAGGATACAATCTGGTCCAGGACGACTTGCGTTTAGCAACAGCAGCAGATATTGTTGCCGATCCTTCAGCTCCAGGTGCATTTGTTAACGGTATTATGGAGAACAAAGAATGGTTATTTGTTGAAGGTCGTTATGTTGAAATGGACATTGACAACGCAAAAAGACAAATTAGACAGGCACCTAAGCAACAATTAGAGTCAGTTGCCCTGAAACTGTTTGAAAACTTTATCAGAAAACTTTAAATTTATAAATATTCAAATCATAAAAGGAGAACCCTAAATGACAACCAAGAACAAATTACTAGAAGCAGCAGCTGATATTCTTGCATCAAGCAAGAAGTCCGCATCAGCTATGCCGACAGCAAAACTTCCAGGTGAGGAAGTTGATCTAGGTGGTCCAACACCACAAAACGGTAAACCAGACGACAATTCGAATAAAATCGATGCGACTAAAGGTTCCAAGAGTGCAACGGCCCCATCAACTAAACCATCTGCTGCATCTTCAGATACTCAAAACCATCCACAAGGTGGCAAAAATACTATGAAAGAAGATGAAGAAGTTGATGCTGAAGAAATGGATTTCGACGAAGAAGAAATCGACAATCTTCTAGACGAAAAGAAAATGTGGAAAGACAAAATGAAAGAGGACGTTAACCATATGTTCTCCGACGACGATGCTCTTTCTGAAGAATTTAGATCCAAAGCTGCTACAATTTTTGAAGCACGTATCATGGATCGTGTTGCTCAAATCGAAGAAGAAGTTGAAGTTAAATATGCTTCAATGTTCGAAGAAGCAGTTGAAGAAATCAAATCTGATCTGACAGACAAAGTAAACGACTACCTAGAGTATGTTGTTGAACAGTGGATGGCAGACAATGAAATTGCTATTGAATCTGGACTACGTTCAGAAATCACAGAAGATTTCATCGCAGGTCTACGTAATCTATTTGCTGAACATTACATCGATGTTCCAGAAGATAAAGTTGATCTAGTAGATGAACTAGCTGGCAAAGTTGAAGAACTAGAAGATAAACTTAACGAAGAAATCGAATATGGTATCGAGTTAAGAAAAGCTTTAGTAGAATCAACTAAACAAGAAATCGTTCGTACAGTTTGCGAAGGTTTAACAGATACTCAAGTTGAAAAAATTAGATCACTCGCAGAGGGTGTAGAATTTTCCACAGAGGAAGAGTACACAGAAAAACTTGATACTATCCGTGAAAACTATTTCCCAACAGGTGTTAAAAGAGCATCCGTTGAACAACTGCATGAACAAATTGAAGATGCTGAAACTGGTGTTAAGAAGGTCGTAGATCCTTACGTTGCAGCAGTATCTCAAGCAATTTCTAAAACAAGAATTTAATTAAACAAAAAACAAGGAGATACAAATGTATTTGTCTGAGCAAAATCAACAAAAATGGGCAGAAGTTCTGGATCACCCAGACCTTCCAGCTATTAAAGATCCATATCGCCGTGCAGTTACAACGGTAGTTTTGGAAAACCAAGTTGAAGAAATGAGAAAGACTGGCTTCATGGTTGAAACAGCTCCAACTAACGCTGCTGGTACAGGCGGTTTTAGTGGTGGTGCAACAGCTACTGGTCCAGTTGCTGGTTTCGACCCAATCATCATTTCTTTAGTTCGTCGTTCATTACCTAACTTAATCGCATACGATGTTTGCGGCGTTCAGCCAATGACAGGTCCTACAGGATTAATCTTCGCAATGCGTACACGTTACGGTACACAAAGTGGTGACGAAGCGTTCTATAACGAAGCTAATACTCGTCACTCAGGTGCTGCACTCAGGTGCTGAGTCAGCAACAGCAACAACATTTAGTATCGATGCAGATACATCAGCAACAGATAACGTATTTGCTAATACAGTTATCGCTGGTCAGCCAATGACAACAGCAGCTGCTGAAACTCTTGGTACATCAGGTTCACCTGCATTTGAAGAAATGGCTTTCTCAATCGAGAAGGTAACTGTAACTGCTAAAACCCGTGCGTTAAAAGCAGAATACTCAATGGAATTGGCACAAGACTTGAAAGCAGTTCATGGTCTAGATGCAGAGACAGAACTTTCAAACATTCTGTCATCAGAAATTCTTGCTGAGATTAACCGTGAAGTTGTTCGTACAATTTACTCTGTTGCTAAAACAGGTGCTCAAGTTGGTACAACAACAAAAGGTACTTTCAATCTAGACACAGACTCTAACGGTCGTTGGATGGTTGAAAAGATCAAAGGCTTGGCATTCCAAATTGAACGTGAAGCTAACACAATTGCAAAGACAACTCGTCGTGGTAAAGGTAACATGATGATCTGTTCATCAGACGTTGCTTCTGCTTTTGCAATGGCTGGTCTATTAGACTATCAGTCAGCATTAAACGGTCAAGTTAACCTAACAGTTGACGACACAGGTAACACATTTGCTGGTACAATGTTTGGTCGTATCAAAGTGTACATCGATCCATATTTCCCAACTGGCTCAACATCTGAGTTTGCAGTTATCGGTTATAAGGGTTCAAACGCTTATGATGCAGGTATTTTCTACTGCCCATACGTACCTCTACAAATGGTTCGTGCTGTTGATACTGGCAGCTTCCAACCAAAAATTGGCTTTAAGACTCGTTACGGTATGGTAGCTAACCCATTCGCTGAAGGTACAACACAAGGCGAAGGCGTTCTACACCGTCAGTCAAACTTCTACTATCGTGCAATGAAGATTGCAAACTTAATGTAATATTAGTAGAATATAATAATAACAATATGATGTTTTCAGAGGGATCTTCGGATCCCTCTTTTTTTATGCATATAAATAGTAAAAACAAATAGGAATATCTATGGCAACAAATACTCAATACTTCTGTCAATCAGTTTCTATGCCTGGAATATCACTAGGAGAAATTCCTCGTTATACTCCTTATGTTGATCTATATTCTCCAGGTGAAAAGTTAATTTACGAACCATTCAACGTAACATTTTTGGTTGATGAGGATCTTACTGCATGGAAAGAAATACATGATTGGATGCGTGGCATTACATTCCCTACAGACTATGCAGAGTACGCAGGATTAAAAGATTTATCTCCGTTTGTTAATACAAACTTTCCACAATTTGCCGAAGGTATATTAACGGTATTATCTTCATCAAATAAACCACATTACAAAGTAAGATTCGTTGATAGTTTTCCGGTGTCATTGTCATCATTGATTTTCTCATCTACTGACACACCAGATAATATCATTACTGCCGACGTAACGTTCAGATATTCTTATTTTCAGCTTGAATTTCTTTATTAATTAGTATATACTCTCCTTAAAGGAGATTACTTTATGAACCAACTTGAACAACTACTAGAGATGTGGCGTAAGGACGCCGAGATTGATCGTACCGAACCAGGTAAAGAACTTCTAAACATTCCAAAACTACACAGCAAATATGTTACCATCATGTCGAATCATCGTATGATGGCAAGAGATGCTGAGTTTCAACTTAATCGTTGGAAGAAACTTAAATGGGAATATTATACTGGTAAATTAGATGATGATGACTTGAAGAAGTATAATTGGGAACCATTTCCATTCACACTTAAATCTGACATCACTACATATTTAGAAGCAGATGAAGATATCAACAAGTATAAAGCAAAAAAAGTAATACATGATGAAGTTGTTGATGTCTGTGCTTCAATAATCAAAGAACTTAATTCTAGAACTTATCAACTTCGTGATTTTATTTCATGGGAAAGATTTGTTAATGGTGCATAATGGCAGATTTAATACTACTTTGAATGTGAACGTAGTACCGCACAAGAACTAGCAGACTACTTTACATTCTACGTACCAGGTTATCAGTTCATGCCTGCGTTTAAGAATAAACTTTGGGATGGTAAGATAAGACTTGCTGATCTTAGAACGTATACCATATATCATGGATTAATTCCGTACATCGAAAAGTTTTGTGAAGAAAGAAATTATAAATTAGAACTGCAGCCAGATGTAAACTCTACAGTTAGTTTTTCTGCGGTTGAAGCAAATGAATTTCTAGAACAGATCAATCTTAACAAAGCTATTATAACAGAAGGCATAAGAGAATATCAATACAAAGCTTTCCTTACAGCCATAAGAACCAAAAGAATGTTGTTATTATCACCTACTGGTTCGGGTAAATCTTTAATACAATATCTAATACTTCGTTACTTACAATACAAAGACTTTAAAAAAGGTTTGTTAATTGTTCCAACAACATCACTTGTTGAACAAATGTATAAAGACTTTGAAGATTATGGTTATGATTCAGAAAAATATTGCCATCGTCAATACTCAGGTAAAGATAAAGTAACAGATAAATTTTTAACTATCACAACTTGGCAATCCATTTACAAGAATCCACCAGAATACTTTGAACAATTTGATTTTGTATTTGGAGATGAAGCACATCAATTTAAATCTAAATCATTAACTACCATTATGTCTGGGTTGGTAAATGCAGAGTATCGTATTGGATGTACTGGTACTGTAGATGGTACTCAGACACATAAGTTGGTACTAGAAGGTTTGTTTGGACCAGTGTATCAATCTACAACTACTGCTAAACTAATTGAAGATAAACAATTGGCAGACTTTAAGATTAAATGTTTGATACTAGAGTATCCAGAACATGTAAGAAAAGAAGCAAAGAAAGGATGGGATTACCAACAAGAACTAGAATATATAGTAATGAACCCGAAAAGAAATGAGTTTATTCGCAATCTAGCACTCTCACTTGAAGGTAACACTCTCATACTGTTCCAGTTCGTTGAAAAACACGGAAAGGATTTGTATGCATCAATTAAAGAACATGCGAAAAAAAGGCATGTATTCTTTGTCTATGGCGGAACCGAAGTCGATGTTCGTGAATCCGTTCGATCAATAACAGAAAAGGAAAATGATGCAATTATCGTTGCTTCTTATGGTACTTTTAGTACCGGTATCAATATTCGCAATCTACATAACGTGGTGTTTGCTTCTCCGTCTAAATCTAGAGTTAGAAATCTACAGTCAATCGGGAGAGGGTTACGAATCGGAGAAAACAAAAAAGAAGCAGTCTTGTTCGACATAGCAGATGATCTTCGTCACGGTAAATATGTCAATTTTACCTTGCGGCATTTCATAGAACGTGTTAAGATATATGATGATGAAAAGTTCAATTATAAGTTCTACAACATAGAGTTAAAGACATGAATATTAAACTAGTTAGAATGCAGAATGGAGATGACATTATCTCTGATATTACTCAAGTTGGTAATATGGTAACTCTTACTAATCCTATGCGTTTGATCTTTCGTAGATTACCAACAGGACAAGTCATGATGTTAGTTGCACCATGGTTACCTAATGAATTGATTGAAGAAAATTATGCAATGGTATCTAATGCTGATGTACTAACGTTCTTTAGTCCAAAGAATAAGCTTGTAGAATATTATAATAAAATGGTAGAGATTAATCTACAACGTAAAGAAGATTTTGGTAAAGTATTAGATGAGTATCTACAAACCGAGATTGAAGATGCTGATTTAGAGGTAGAAGAAACAGAGATATCTTCTGAGATAATGGAAGCTATTGAGGAGTTTAAGCGTAATAAACTTCATTGATAACACAACCATTATACAAACAAAAATAAAATTGTCAAGCGTAGAAAGAAAAAATTATGGCAAATGAAAAACATTATGTAAAGAACGATGAGTTCCTTGCCGCACTTATTGACTATAAGACTAAGTGTGATCTTGCAGAAAAAGAAGGAAAGACAGAACCACCTATACCAAATTATATAGGAGAATGTTTCTTAAAGATCGCCGAACATCTATCACGTAAACCGAATTTTATATCATATTCTTTCCGTGATGAAATGATTGCTGATGGTATTGAGAACTGTTTAATGTATTTCCGAAACTTTGATCCTGCCAAATCAAAGAATCCATTTGCCTATTTTACGCAAATTATTTACTACGCATTCTTACGTAGGATTATGAAAGAGAAGAAACAACTCTATGTGAAGTACAAAGCAACAGAACAGTTTGGTATATTAGACGAAGCTGAAATGTTTGAGGACGTAGATGGCAACTACAAACAGTTTGAAATGTATGAGAATATATCCGAGTTCATTCATAACTTTGAAGAAAATAAAAAGAAGAAAAAGGCAAAAACAAATAAGGGAGTTGACAACTTCCTAGCACCTGATGTAGAATAACATTATGAAAATTTGTATATTAGGAGATACGCATCATGGTATGCGTGGTGACTCCCTAGACTTTCACCGACACTATGAGAAGTTTTATATGGAAGTAATGTTTCCTTATCTCAAGGATAATAACATTACTACCATATTTCAATTAGGAGATTTGTTTGATCGCCGCAAGTTTATTAATTTCAATTCTCTCTATTTGGTACGCAGGTATTTCTTTGATCCTATTAAAGATAATGGTATTACTTTTCATACCCTTCTGGGTAACCATGATGTTGCATACAAGAATACACTAGAGGTAAATTCATCCTCTCTACTATTAAACGATTATGGTAACATTACTATACATAGTTCTTTTAACACAGTTAGTTTTGACGGGATTGATGTTGATATTGTGCCTTGGATATGTGATGATAACCAAGTTGA